TATGTCAATAATGGGTTTACCTAGACAATTAACAGAAAAACAGATGAAATTTGCAGAGCTTTTAGTCTATAATGAAGGCAGAAAGAGTGCATCTGAGTGTGCATATGAAGCTGGATACAAGACAAGACCAAGGCAGGCAGCATCAGAATTACGTAATCCAAGAATATCTCCTTTGGTTGTGCAATATATTGGTGAACTCAGACGTGAGATACAAGAGAAATACCAAGTTGATTTAGGGAGACACTTAGGTGAACTTGCTAAACTTAGAGATGACGCAATGAAAAAAGGTGCATGGTCGGCAGCAATAAATGCAGAGGTAGCACGTGGCAAAGCTGGAGGGCTTTACGTAGATCAAAAACTTATATTATCTGGTAATCTAGATAATATGTCAGAGAAAGAACTTGAAGCCAAAATGGCTAAGATTCTTGATGATCATAAAAATTTAATTGATGTTAGTCCAGAAGAGTCACAATCAAAATCAGAAATAGAACAGCACCCTGTATCCGATTAAAGAACTCATTTACTTTTACCCAAAGGCTTTTTATTAAAGCTAGGGTTTTTCTTATTATTTCCATATTTTACTCCTTGTGAGTCAGGCCCTTTTACAGGCGGTATAGCATGCCATTTTACGTTCGGCATGTTCTTAGTCAAGGTCTTATTTTTCATATAATTATCACACCAAGCAAGAATCCACACACAAAACAAACTATTTCTGTTCTGTATAATAAATGCCATTGGTGAAATTTATCTACATATTTTTTATAATCAAAAGTCATAATATTTATCTCCTGTTATTACGATACCATATTTGTATGCCAGTCTTGATAGTAAGTCCCATTTACCTTCTTGTTTACACCTTTTTATTATGCTGTTGAGTCTAAAGGTAAACTCTGTTTTTCTTGTCATATTCTTATCTTCTCCATCTTAGATATTATACTACGAGGAAAGCAATTCCTATCTGAAAATACTGCAGACTCAGTATCATACGAAGCAAAAGTCCAAACATATTTCTTATTCTTATCAAAGATATATGCTTGCGATACCATTGTAGCTGGTAATAACTTCTTCATCTCATCTACATCAGCATGGCCCGCATCTCCGCACGGGTCGATCCAAACTATCTTGTAGAAGTAATACTTCTTCTTACCTATGACTGCATATTTATATTTAGATTTCTTCCTACGTTTCATACCCTGTTTTAACATATAAGAGATATTTTGGGGCAAAAATGTTTTTACAAAAACCAAAAAACCCTCGCGCGCGGGATACCAACTTTGTATACTGTGCCACCTGTGCCACCGTAAAAATCTGTCTTGGCACAGCTATTATTCGCTCATACCAACGCTTATAGTCCAAAAATACCCCTTGTGCCACTGTGCCACCAAAAACTTTTGCTATCACCAAAAAAAATAAATGCTCAAAAATATCTCTTATGTTGGCACAAAATAGTGTTGTATTTATGCAACACTGTTGTATTTGTGCAACACAAAGTTGTATTTTTGGTCCAAAATGCGACTAAAATGTGGCCAAAATGTGAACATATATTAAGTTTGCTTATAGGTTGTGGATTGTAAATATGTCATTTTTTTGTCTTTTTTAAGGACAACCCGCCAGGCAGCCGAACTATTTATTTTACCTATTAATCTGCTCTCTTGTAACTCTATCTTACCTATTTCATTTAGACCTCCCTGATCGTTCTCCATATAAATAAAACAATCAGATATGGCTGTGCCTTTGTTTCCGTCTGTAAACTTACCTAAGATTTGTTGTAAGTCTCTTAATCTTAAACTCATTAGTCTTTCCCTTTCATTTCATCGTAGTATTGATCTATTCTTTTTAGCCATTGGTGCATATACTTTTTCATCTCAAGTCCGGCTATAATAAACTCTTGATAAAAGTTGTCTTTACTACACATCATGATTACACCTTTTGATATGTTAGTTTTATGTACAAAGTTATGTGCCATTGTATAGGCCGCTAACTGTATACAATAATCTTCAATCCACTCACGTCTTTTTGGTTTGTTAGTCTGTTTGAAGTCTATTACGGCTAGATCACCTTTATGTAAACCAACCAAGTCTGTTTGTCCTGCATACAATCCAGGATAATATAATGTTACTTCTGATCCATAATACTCTGATACATTACAAAGACCTTGTTCGATAACTTGTTTAGCCATGTTGTGTGCTTCCTGGCCCACAGTTGTCATGTCCATGTAACCTTCACCCAATACCCACTTCTCTAAGATCTTGTGCATCGCTGTCCCTCTTGCACCTGATTGTTCCACGATCCGCGCTGCATTTTCAGCTCCCTCTCGTTCACGCCACCTTTGTAGCGATTCGCGCTTCTCGGCTGACTGTGTGGCACTCAATATCGTAGTTACACTAGGCAGTTTATATTTACCACTATCAATATCATAGTGTCGTTTACCATCGATCGTGGTTCTAACTGTTTTAGGATAGATATAAGAATTATTATGTTTCATTATGTTGTCTTCTTAGTTTAGCCATGAATTGTAAATCTTCTAATCTATGTAATTCTTTTATTTCTTTTTCTCGAGTCTCTTTACTTTCTAATAACATATCCCAAGTTTTAGTCTTACCAAAAAATTTTTTGAAGCGCTCCATCCTCTCTTCTCTCCCACAAGCAGCTCTTTTTAAATCAGATACAACCATAGTTTTATAAGCACGATACTTAGAACCCATGATGTTATTTAAATAAAAATCTAAAGCAGCTATACTATAGAGTGTTGTACCGCTTTTATTAATATTAGCTTTCTGTGATATAAACATAATATTTTCTTTAGTATACATAACATCGTTATCAATACGATCCACGGTCATCGATCGCATATTAAATCCTTTACCTTGTTCTGTTTCCATTTGTATGTTAGTCAGAGGACACCTGAGTCCCATAACTGCGTATTGATCCATGAATCTATCTAAAAAATCTTCCCATGTTACTCTACATTCTTTAGCTAATTTATTACCATCTTTCCAACTTCTAGTTTCAGATTTAGCTAATCTATCCCTAACTGCTTTATATAAACCTTTTAAATAAGTATGAGGCTGACCTTTCCGTTCACCATCTTTTATTTTTCTACAAGGTTTACAAGTTGGATAAAGTTCAACTCTACCATTTTTAGTTTGACGATGATACTTATCATCCGGTAGATTTTCATTACATTTGTTACAAACTTTCATTATCCTTTAAAAAATTTTTTTAGGTGATCAATAAATTTCATATCGTCCGGGTGGACTCCGTCTAGCTCGGTACTCTCCACCTCTGAACGCCGAGCTTCGTCGCTAGCTTTCGCATTATCGCTTAGGTCCAGGGAAACGCCTTTGGCAGAATTTGTACCCCTATCTCGGTCAATTTTAAATTTTATTCTTTGCTTTACACCCATCAGATGACTCCTTTATTGCGGAGATCTGTGGGTTCAAGTTGCTCCTCAACCCACAATTCACCTGTTCGATCACAATCATCACACTGTGCATGTACTTCTTCACGTGTTAGATGATAAGGCACGCGGTAGAAACCATTACCCTTACACTTTGGGCAAAATATTCTAGTCCGCTTTTCCGTTTTTGTATCCATGTTTCTTTGCCTTTTCATTTATTATGCTTTCGATTACTTTACTTATACTTAACTCTGTATCATTTACAATTTTATCTTTTAAATAGTTTGCTTTGCGCCATGCTGCGATGGGCACTGATACTGATTTATGTTTAGCTGGATCAGCCATTATTTTCTCTCCTTTCCTTTTAATGTTGTAGATATAAAATTATTATGTTTGTTTGTATATTCAACAGCATATTCTTTTTTATGATCTAGTTGTCCTATTAGTTTTTTGAGTGACATGGCGTACATATCTTTTGTTTCTTCTTTGCCAATCTCTCTTACTTTATATGTATAACGCATTATTATCCTTTCTTATATTAGTTTTTGTTATCATTTATATGGGAAGATATATTATGGTATCAAGTATTGCAAGAAAAAAATTTTTAGTGTATTC